TATCGTTGTACTCAGGCCAAACGGGTCTACCTTCCTGAACAAACGTGTACTTGCCTTGCGCGTAGCACTGAATCCAATCTAGGTTCTTACCACCCAAAAGCTGCTCATAATATCCCGTCGGTAGGTTTCTAATATTCTCAGCCTTGGGGTTGGTTCTCCACCATCTCCCCGACTGATGAATAAACCCTTGAGCTTCAGGCATTTCGTCAGGCAATTCATCAATGCCCACCTCTAACACACCACCGGGCTGCTTAAAGAAATCCCAAGCATACTTACCACGGGGCTTTTCTTTCTCAGCTAAACGATACCAGTAATGGTCGTCATCCATCGGGTTCGTATCCATAATAACCCCATGCCAAGTAGGACCGCCGTCGGCCCTCGTCGGAAAACGTCCAACCCTATGCGTTAATCCATCAATAACCGCTTTGGGTAACTCCCTAGCCTCATTGACCCAAGCTCCCGTTAACTCCAAAGACAACAGCTTACGCACATCCTTCGGGTCATCTAAAGCTAAGAAGATAACCTCACAATCAATGCCAGCCGCACCATCTCTAGGCGGTAACTTGATATGATGAATAATAGGCGGCGAATACTTGACCGGACCCCACACGTGTTCAGGCATCAACTCCAACCAAGTCTTTAACGTCGTGGTCTTCAACATCGGGTTGGTATTACGAACAATCGCAAACCTCGTGTACTTAATCCCATCTCTAGGACTAGGCTTCTGCTGAATAGCCCGACGCCATATCTCCGCACAGCAAGCATAAGACTTGCCACTACCCACAGGCCCCATAATCCCCCGTACAAAACCCTTGCTCTTGAAAAACTTAGCTACCGTAGGCGACGTCGAAAAGTCCAACTTCATGTTGCTTAGAGGCTCATTCATTGTCTTCCTCCATAAATTTCAGAGGCTGGCCTATACACATATGATTGCTCGGCAATTACCCCATTTTGCGGTTTACCAACAACACAATTCCGCACCCAGACAGTCTTGCCGCTTTTTAATATGCGCCAATGACCCCTTCGGTCATGCATACACGGTGACACGCCCAACCCAGTACCCGCGCTTGAAACATCTCGGCCAGTAGGAAAAATCTGAATGACTGTGCTTTTTTCTTCATATTTTTTTAACCTAGCTGCACGGCTAACAGGTGGTGTAATCTCTGTAAAATAATTGTTTATCCTGTCAGGGTTTAACGCGCCAAGGCTAGAAAAAATGTTTGCTCCGCTAAAATAAAAATGGCCCTTTTGATTGCATGTTTCAACAACATACTTTTGCAACTTTTTCATAATATTAACACTTTTAATTTCTAAAAACGAAGGCTCAGCTTTATCAAGGACTGGACTCTTTGCGTGATGATATGTGACATAAGGAGAGTCTTCTTTTAGTTTAGCGGAATTCCAACGAACGCCGTAAAACTTACGCAACGGCGTAGTATCCAACGTATTACCGTTACGCATTATGCGACCACAATTCCCGCCAGAAGACGCAAGCTTTTCCCCCGCCGTATCAAAATCAGCCTCACCAAATGAAAACAAAATATCTTCAAATCTCTGAGTCTTACAAAACAAGTATGTGTAACTAGGGGAATACACACCAAATGCACTCTTGCCGCTGAAAATACTCATAGGAATTAAATATAAAATTACACAAGCACATAAGTCATCCAAGCAATCCGAGTTCGGCAAGTTAGCCTGACGCCCAAATGATGCTCGGTTCAATAAATGACGCGCATCTCTAAACCATAAATGAACCCTAGACACCCGGTTTCCATCCCCATCGTTGAAATGACTGAGTGTCGACGTAACAGGAAACGGCAACACTATGCGCTCCTTTGCTAATTCAGGAACCTTGCTAACATCATCCCAAACCAAACCGTCACTTGGAACTAAAAACTTTTTGCTTTTAGTCAAACAGCTAAGAAGAAATGCAATGTCTTTTTTATTAACACCGATATAACCCATAGCCCTTTTTTTACTCTTAATTGCTAAAGACAAATCCCGAAAAACACTAAAATCACTCATCACCATCATCCTTCGGCATAACCATCTCAATGCTCACCACGCCCGGCTTATCAATCTCCTTCTCGTTATCCAGTAACCCCGCCGACTTCGCCAACATCTGACCTATCCTAACCTTGTCTATCATCTCCACCTCCACTTGCTCCCCATGACGCGTAGGGGTCACCTTAATCTTCCTAATCGCCCTCAAAGCGTTCTCAGGAATATCTTCCAACTCCCTCAAGTCCACACTCGTAGACCCATCCTCACGACGCACAATGTCCACCACATCCGTCACCTTCGCAGAATACAAACCCAGTAAATCCATCGCCAACTCGTCACGCTGCTCATAAATTATCTTAGAACCACGTAACCGCTTCGTTATCCCCCGCGTCGCAAACGGCGTAACACGGGGAACCTTCGGCTTATTAGAACGGGATTTCATCATCAAAGTCCTTAGACGCCGCTTCACTAGCCGTGTCTTTAGGCTTGTCCCAAGTACCCGTAGCACCACCCGCATCCTCTCGCGGCTTCTGCTCAAATACATTCATCCAAACCTCGCCCTTCTCATTAGGCAACGGTAAAGCATCTAACTTAATGCTCTCCTTCCCATCGTCAGACACAAACTTAACTCCAAGCTTCTGCCAGTACGTCTTCCCTTCCTTGCCCTCACGAGGCTGAACTATGTCCATTACTTTAACCATTTACTTCTCCATGTTTTTTACCAAAATATTTCTGAGTGACCCCTATACTACGCGGTAGGGGGCGGGGGGGCATAAGGTCGCTTTTTTATAACGTGCCACCCCCCTTTCGTTATTGGGTTGTACAAAGTGTATCCGAACCTTTACCATTTGTACAATCACCTTACTCGCATCTTGTTTGTCAGATGTTTTAATGTCTCCTTTGCATTCTTGTTTCCTTTCTTGTTTTCCTTACGAGCTATGAAGTACTGCAACGATACCGGGTGCTGCTTGTTGTTCTTCACCAACCAATCCAATACGTATCCTGCTTCCCTGCCAAAGCTATCGACAGTGTAGCCAAGATTGTACAGTTGCCTGGCTAAGTCCATCTGCCTCAAGTCGTATACCCAACCCTTCCCATATCTTTTCATTATTTCCTCGCTCATCCTCTCGCATATCCGTTTGCAATCTACTTCCTTTATCTCTTTATCTATAGTTCTATGTAAGTCTTTATGAACAAGGTGGGGCTTGTGGGTTTGCACAAGCTGGGGCTTGTAGTTGTCATTATCATCTACAAGGTGGGGCTTGTACTTGTTAGACTTATCCACAGGCCGTTTTGTACGTTTCTTTTGTCCTTTTGGCCCGGTTGTTGCCAGTGTCATTGTCTTCTCTGCCTCTTCTTGTTGTTGCTGTGGAGTGGCTGCGTCTGACGGTATTGTGGCTAGTGCTTCGTCTAATGATACTCTGGGGTCGTAGACTACTCTCCAAGCGGCTCCTTTACGTCCGTAGGCTCTGATGGGAGCTTCTTTGCGTATCTTCTCTATGTATCCCCATTGTACGAGCTTACGCATATGCTGAGAGATAGCTTGCTGTGTACATTTCATACGACGGGCTAGGGTGCTTTGGTTTACCCAGAAGATAGCTGTGTGGTAGTTCACGTGACCGCAGCAGTGCGCTAGGACGACGAGTGTCATGGGATACTGATAGAAGCGTTCATCGACTATGGCTCTTCCCGGTAGTGCTGAGTATGCGCCGGGGCTTTGGTTTTCGCCGTGACCTTCTGGTGCGTCTCTGACCGGGTCGGGTGTTAGCTCTGACTTTAGCACTAGAGCCAACCGATTTGAGGTGGTGTTGTTGAGCCAGTTTCCCATACAAACCAAGCTAAACACATCATTCCACCATTGTATGACTGACCATCTTTAAATAAAGAAAGCCTTTTAGAAAAGACCCATACTCTTTTTGGTGGATGCTTTTGAAAGAACTTTGCTCTAGCGACGCCCTCTAGAAATGTAATCTTTAACAATAAAGCGGTTTTGTACCTTGCTATTGTTTGAGCGTGTTCTGCCATGAGCAAAGACATTTTTGCATATGGTGGGTTTGTAATTATGTTGTCTCTTTTTTCTCGCTCAAATAAGAAATCTCTTCTTGGAGTTCCGTAACCACGGTCAACCAAATCTGAGCTTTCTACGTTGTATCCGTGTTCTATTAATCTCTTACTGATATGTCCTTCGCCACAACAGGGTTCAAATATGTCACCGTCAAAGCTTTCTACAGACAACAGTGCGTCGGTAGCTTCTGATGGTGTGGCGTAAAAATCATCTTTTTGTCTATCACCACGCATATTAAAACCGATAGTCTTCATTGCTACGTCAACACTCATCGTCTAGCTCCCCGGAGCCGTCGCAGTCTTCACATTCTACTAGCCGTTCGTCGAGATACCCGCCGTTGGTAAAGTCTACCACTGGAACCTCTGCGTAGTATTGACCTTCGCCGTCACAGTTCGGGCAAGCTATAGTTTTACCCATCGTCCACCTCTTACGTTCTTGGCGACCGAAATGGGCATGAGTATGCCGGACGCTTTAGATTCCGGGTTACCCATGTTGACTGTTTTAGCTCCCCAGGATGTTGTATAGGTTTCGCACAAGCTCTGAAGTATGGACGTTCTGATAATAAACAGTTCGTCACCGACGCCGTGAAACCACAAGTCTGGGTTTGGACCCTTTGGATGTATGCCGGACGGTTGCCCGTGGTCGAACGTTTGCAACGCCATGTTGCGGGAGTACTCTGCCATCTTATCGTTCTTGCATTCACCTGTTAGAGCGAGTGTGCCGTAGAAGGGAACCTCAATATTTAGGCGTAGGTCGTAGGTATTCTCTTTTGGCTTGAAGACTTCGTACCCTTCTTTCGTTAAGTATTTTCTAACGCGATGCTCAAATTCATCACCTTCTGCTTTCTTAGCTTTCCAATCGGCGTAGCGTGGACGGTGTTCATATGCGGGAGGGTCGGTTTGAGCATTGTACACTTTAGTCATGGGTCACCCGTACTTTCTGCGATTTGCTTTGAGTTTAAATTCGTAGGTTTCGTCTATTGGTTTGTCTCGCATAACTTCTTTTGTTTGGAAGCGAGAG